AATAGCCCTATCAGTGATAAGACTGTCTGTAGAGAGCAGCTTATGCATTGAGCGTACATCTGAAACTAATTTTCTAAGTGTTGACATTATAAATATTGTTTGAATATGTTTGTCATTCCATCTGAATGATCAATTAAGAATGCTGTCACCTCACCTCTTGAGCATGTGTATCCATTCTTCTCATCCCATCCACTTTTAGCATTTGAGAATGCTGGTATTTGATAGAACTTAATTCCGTTAAAATCAAGACTCACCTCATGATGTTTATCCCCTGTGAAGATGTAATACACTTCATGATTTGACCATGCATCTTTATATTCCATAGGAAATATAGATGCTAGTTTTGCTGGTTTAATTGCATCACCATGATTGAACATCATAGCACTCACACCGTAGCTAACATACTTTCTATACTTAGGAGAGCAATCAAATTTTAGTCTGTCTGTATTTCTAAAATAAGTTTTTAACCAACTAATCATATGCCATCCTACAAACTCATCATGATTACCTGCTACATAAATAACATCCACACTCTCAGAATATTGAAGTAGAAGAGAAATCATTAACACCTCATGATTGCAGATAGCTTGAAATGAATCATGATAACCAGTGATGTTTTGTTGAGGAGTGCCCTTAGTTGTCATTCCAGTGAACTCACTATTGAATTCATCTGATCCAACTATATATATTATCTTGTCTAGGTTGTTTGATAGAAATGCTTGATTTAAAATAGTTTCCACTCTATAAGCCATTCTAGCAAATCTTTCATCAAGACTATTATCTCCATCTACATCAAGCTTATTGTAATGAGCATCTTGTTTGTTAATTACAAGAGCTGCACTAGACTTCTTTGGATTTATCTTTGGAGACATAATGTCTCCAGATATAGGAGAATAACTACTTAGGAATTCTATAAAAGAATCTTGGAAAAGTTGTTCATTTGTCTTTTTACTAAGCCAAGCTTTAACTTGCCAATGAGGTTGTTCAGAGTTTCCCCAATAGTTCTGTACATATTTAGCTATATCCCACTTAGTTGTGTCAATCTTACACTTCTCAATAAGATCATCTAATGATTTGATTTCCTCAGGAGAATTGAGAATAATCTCTCCTGTACCTCTAACAAGATCTTCTTCAAACTTAATGATTGTATCTTCTAAAGCTTGAATATATCCAGAGACTTCTGCCTCTTCTCTTATATTCTCACTATTCTTTCTCAGCTCTTTCAGTAGTTCATCCACCTCTCCTTCTGTAATTCCTAGTTTATCTGCGTAGAATTTCTTGCTTTTCTTCCAATTCAGCATTTGTTGAAGCTGGTCTAAGAGGTGTTGATTACCTACCATATGGGTTTTATTTGGTTAAAATTAGCGTAAAGATACGAATGTTTTTTGAAATTTTCCAAATTTATTTAATTAATTAGATTATCCATAATAATCAAACTGGTTATAGTTTAAACAAAAACTCCCAGACCTGAGCCTGGGAGAAACCCTACAAAACCAACAAAGTAGGGTTTTGATATTTTACACTACAACTAGTGTCACAGTGTTGTTTGCCTGCAGATATGCAACATCACCATCGCTATTATCATTTAAAAATTCTGATATTGTTAATGTAATATTATTACCTGTAATATCTAAAAACACTTCATTATCTGCTACGCTTGGACCTAATTGTATACATTTAGGAATATAAAAACTAGTTGCAGCATAGCAGCGTATAAAACATTGTTCTTGTATTATTCTAATTTCAGGAAAATTAAATGATTGAAGTAACTCACATTCTCCAAACATTCTATATCCAGCATATGTAAGTTTTGGTATATTTAAATATGTTAATAAATTATTAGTATAAAATACATAGTCTGATCCAGATGTACAAGCAGGCAGACTTACATATGTTTTTTCACCATATTCTAAACAACTATCAGTTAATGCTACAATACATCCAGCTTGATCATCTATTTCTAAAATAACATCTACATCACCAAATATGTCATACCAAAGAGTGATATTAGATGCTCCGTATAGAAATGCTTCATTTCCCACTATTGTTACAGATGTAAATGGTGCTCCATATGCTGGAAGATTGAATGCATCATTCCAGTCATTTACATTTTCTGGGTCAGCTATATAACTACCATTTATATTTGAATATAATAATCTTAAAGGGAGAGGAGCTGCTGTTGTTGTAGAAGTGGTAGTAGAAGTGCTCGTAGATGTAGAAGTGCTAGTAGTTGTTGTAGTTGTAATGTTACAATTTCCTACTAAATTACAAAAGATGACAGCAAGTGCTGGATTTACAGATATTATATTAATAAAATTCTGCACTATAGTTGTTGGATCTAGTGCATCATCTATCTTATGAAAAGCTACGCTCACATTATCCTTATTCTCAATTCCTGTATTTGGAAGGTTAGGTCCATCATATAATGTCTTGCTAGTTGGGCAGCAACCATTAGGTATGTCTGCACAATTAGCTGGATAGGCAGCATATATCATAGGAAGAGGAGAAGGATTACAAGGAGAGCCTGGAGAACAACCCATTTATATTAGTTTAAGGAATGTACATAATGTAATAACAAGCAAGAGCTGGCTGATTGTTAGCATGAGATCCATCACCACCAGTGTTGTTTAACACTGTAACTCCTATAGTGAGACCAAGAGATGTATTTGTACTTGTCTTACCTATTGTAGCAACGGTAGTATCAGCATTATGTAACGTGTAACTATATTCATCACCATTGTCATGTTCTTTTGCTATAGGATGTGTAGAATCTAATTCAACACTACTAGCACCACCACCTGATGCAGTGAAGTGAGTGTGACCAGTGTCTGATGCAGTTCCTGTTGCTGGGTGTGTGTGAGAAGGAATTTGTGTAGAGGTGAGTGTTATTACATTAGCTCCAGCTTTAGTTCCTATTGAATATGTAGGATTACCAGGAATTGTAGGATCTACAGCAGAATCAAATGCTCCACCACCTACACCGTTTGTAACACCTACAGCCACTCTACCACGTTTGTCAGGAGTTCCATTTAAACCATTACATAGATAGACCTTTTCCCATGCTCCAAATCCTACACCTGCTCCATTAAATCCATCAGAAGTTGTAGGATAGTTTGCTAATGGTCCATAGTATTCCACCACAGTGTAAGGGACCATTCTTAAATATTGTTTTGTTCCTGCTCCTATACCACCTAAATAAGCAGCAATAAGTGAGTTGAGATCTGCAAGTTTAACATAGTTTGTATCTACATCAACAGCAAGTGCTGTTAAGTCTACACCTAGTTGACAAAGCTTTGTAATTACTGCCTGAACAATAGCATGTGTTCCTGAAGAAGATGTTACGCCTGTAAGACATCCTATTGAATAATTTGCTTCTATTGTAGCAATATCTGCAGCAACAGCATCCACTTGTCCTTGTAAATCACAAGCAGCTTTAACAAGAGCTTCAAAAAGCTCTACAGTTGTAGGAGGTTGACATGACGGTTTACATGATGGAAGATATTTTGTAACAAGATTACAATAAGCAGAAAAATTAATAGTGATGTCTATTCCTGTTCCATTAAGAAAAGAAACTACATTATTTATTAAAGCTTCTTCTACAGAGAGGAGTGTATCTCCTGTTTCTATTCCTAGAGCTTCTGAAGGGAGTCCTGTATATCTAACACATTTGTCTGAGACAATCTCAGCACATCCATTAAAACAATTTGAGCAAGACATATTTATGATTTATTTATTAATTAACACTTTAACTCTACTGGCTATTTGGCTCAATGAAACACCACAAGAAGCATAATCTATATTACAATATTTATACCTAAGTATTCTTTTGTAATTAAGAAGGTCATCAATTAGTAGTCCAGGAGCAGGTAAGTTTAAAGAGAACACAATATTATTGTATTCATTATTAGCTAGTTCTGTTAGCTTACAATCAATGTCAGCTATCAAAACTGGTATGGTTGTACATTCAATACAATCTGTAAGCCTTGGATATAACATCTTTTATTCGTTTTGTTACTTGTTTGAGCTTTTCATTGCAAGCTGCACAGAGTCCATTTATAAGTTGACATCCGCAGCCCACTTTCATTCCGCAATCTCTACAGTTTGCCATATTAATAAGGGTTGGTTAAATAGTTATTGCCATAACAATTACAATTATTTCTAATAAAATTGTTAAGCATTCTGTTTGCCTGATTGTACAGCTTGTTTGCTGTATCTATAGAACAATTGTTTGCAGCAGCTAATGATCCTTGTATTAGATAGTAGATGCTGTTCAAAGTGACCTTCTGTTGTTTTTTAACAGCCCAATCACATTCCATTAGATCAAGTTTCATAAACGCACTATCAAACTTCTCTTGAATTTGATCAATACGCATTATAGTTTTATTTACATAGTTCTCATACGCAGGAGCAATAGAATATGTAAAATAGTAAATTCCATCAGGAAGAGGTAGGAGACTAGCACCTACATCTGTTATTCCTAAAGATGTAGAATTGTATATGTTGAAATCGTTTATATTAAAAGGAAGGCTAACAACCCCAAATCCAGGAACAGTGATTTGCATTGTAGGAGATGTGGGAGGAGTATCATATGTGGAATTATCAGCAATACCTAATGTCTGTACATTGTATGTAGGAATCACCAAAAAATCTAATGTTGTTGCCATGTTGTTGTAAAAAAATAAGCCAGAGGATTTGAGAAGATCCTCTCACCCTCTGGCTTAGGTTATTTGATATTGTTTCGTCTACCTTTCCTTATTATGGTATAAGGGTTGTAGTGCTAGAGGTCGTAGAAGAAGATGATGTACTAGTGGTAGTAGTTGTGGTAATGCAAGCATTATCAAACTCAATTGCACCAAGAGCATCTTCAAGAATAGCATCAACAGATGTTGCAGCAGCACTTCCGTGTTGTACAGCAATAATCACTGTTGAGTCTTCTTTGATATAATCACCCCAAGAATAAGCTGATTTGTCATACTCGTTAAACTTGATGTAGTAGGTATCATAGTTAGTACCGTCTGTTACCCAAGACTCAAAGTTTTCGTTATAACCAGCCATCCTGTAAAGATGCTTCAAATAACCAGCTTGGTAGCTGTAGAAGTTCTTCTCCAACTGCTGAATTTCACCAGATGTACCAGAAGGATAAGAAGCACGCTGTACCACTTGAGCTTCAGCTACAATGTTACAAGCATCAGCAACGATGAAGTCAGCTGTAGTTGCAGGTCCACTGTAAACAAAAGTTCTGAAGTACATTCTGTCATATTCCCAAG